CGACAAGAAGAATCGAATATACACTAAACTTTACTGCAAAGATATATCTATATGGACCTGTGAGTACATCTGCTGTTATCAAAACAGTATCGGCAGACTTGTATGCTGACTCATCTGACCAGAGTCCATCTCGAAGTGAAAGAGTTACAGTTACTCCTAATCCATCGAGCGCAGATAAAGATGACACATATACATATACAACAACATTAGACTTCTTTGATGACGGCAAAAACTATGATGAAGAAACAGGCAATGATGTTTAAATAGTAGGAATTTATATTATGGAAAGTGAGTATAAGATTATAGATAATGCACTAAACACCAATGACTTTGATATATTAAAAGATTTTGTGTTAGGAGCTAATTTTTCTTGGTATTTTGAAGAAAATGTTGTCGACCCAGGTTGGGCTATAGAACCATTAACCCAAGACCAAAAGGATTGGAATTTTTTTTCAGCCCACGCTCTTTTCCGTGACAGCACGATAGTAACTTCTCCAGATTTTTGGAATATAATACAACCCATACTTGAGATTCTAAAACCTAAAGCTTTAATAAGAGCAAAAGTAAATGCATATACTAGAACACCAAAAATAGTTCATCATGCAGAACACATGGACCAAGATTATGACCACACAAGTGCTTTGCTGTATTTAAATACAAATAATGGATTAACTGTACTAGAGAACGGTACTGAAATAAAAAGTATCGCAAACAGATTATTGTTGTTTAATGGAAGTAAGCCTCACCACAGTACCACTTGCACAGATGCAACTAGACGAGTGAATTTGAATTTTAATTATTTTTAAGTTATGATTGATTATAAAATTATTGACAATGTATTAGACGGCGAAACATACCGTGATTTAAAAGCATATTTTGAATCAAACACATTTAATTGGTACCATTATGAAACTGTAAATGGTATTAGAGAGCATAATAATTTGGAAGATAAACGCAAACATTTAAACTTATCGCCAGATTGGCCAATTAAAAGTTTGACAGAGGAAGAATTAGATTATGATTTTATGTTAGCCCATAAAGTATATGCAGATAATCTACTTTATACAAATGAAACGACATGGAATAAACTTGTGCCGGTTATGAATATGCTTGAGATGAAGTCATTAATAAGGTGTAGTATTAATTACCACCCAAGAACACATACTAGACTTAATCATTCATATCATACTGATTTTCCATTCGAACAGAAAGGTGCTTTGTTTTACATAAACGATAATGATGGATTAACTGTACTAGAGGATGGTACTGAAATTGAAAGTGTTGGAAACAGACTTTTATTATTTGATTCGAGCAGACCACATCATAGTACAACCTGTACAAATGCAACAAGAAGATTGAATATTAATTTTAACTATTTTTAAGATATGAGTGATATAGACGACAACCTAAACGACATTTTGAATATTGTACCAGAGGTCATAGAACCGACTGAGATTACAACAGTAGAAGAAACGCAGATTGCAGTTCCTATAGATAAGGACGCAGAAGTTGATTTCGATACAGGCCGTGAGAATCTATATAAGATGTTAGAAAAAGGAAATAGTGCAATAGATGGCATACTGGCATTAGCGAAAGAAGGAGAACATCCTCGTGCGTATGAGGTCGCAGGACAACTCATAAAAACGGTTGCAGATGTTTCTAAAGACTTGATGGCAATGCAAGAAAAACTCAAGAAACTCAAAGAAGTGCCCAACACAGGCCCCAAAAGTGTTACTAACGCTTTGTTTGTGGGTTCAACAACAGAATTAACAAAACTATTAAAGGAGAAGAAATAATGAAAGTATTATGCGTATTATATGATGACCCTAAAGGCGGAATGCCAGAAAGTTATCCACTAAGCGATTTACCTAAAATAGACAAATATCCTGACGGAATGACATTACCTAGTCCTCAAGGCAGAGATTTTACACCTGGCGAATTACTAGGTTGCGTGTCTGGTGAACTAGGCCTTAGAAAGTTTTTAGAAGAAAGAGGTCATTCATTAGTCGTTACATCTGACAAAGATGGCGAAGGTTGTGAAGCTGATAGAGAATTAGTTGATGCAGATATTGTTATTTCTCAACCATTCTTTCCTTACTATGTAACAAGAGAGAAAATGGAAAGTGCGCCTCTTTTAAAGATGGCGATTACTGCTGGTATTGGTTCAGACCATGTTGATTTACAGGCTGCTATGGACCACAACATTGATGTTGTTGAAGTAACTTACTGTAATTCAAGGTCTGTTGCAGAACATATCGTTATGCAGATTTTAGTTTTAGTAAGAGATTTTACTACTCAACACAATATTGTGAATGAGGGTGGTTGGCACATTGCTGATGCAGTTTCAAGGTCATATGATGTTGAAGGTATGCATGTCGGCACAATCGCTGCTGGTCGTATCGGTATTGATATGTTAAGAAAGATGAAACCATTTGATGTACATCTTCACTACTTCGATAAACACAGACTACCTAATAAAGTAGAAAGAGAATTAGGTTTAATCTATCATGATTCAGTTGAGTCTTTAGTTAGACATTGTGATGTAATTAATATTAGTTGCCCACTACACCCCGAAACAGAACACTTGTTTGATGACGAGATGATTGCGAAGTGTAAGAAAGGCGCATACATTATTAATACTGCAAGAGGTAAAATCTGTGATAAAGATGCAATTGCTCGTGCATGTGAGTCAGGGCAACTATCAGGGTATGCTGGCGATGTCTGGTTCCCACAACCTGCCCCTAACGACCATGTTTGGAGAACAATGCCTCATCACGGAATGACACCACACACTTCTGGAACTTCATTATCAGCACAGACAAGATATGCAGACGGCGTTAGAGAAATACTAGAATGTTACTTTGCTGGTTTTGATATCAGAGATGAGTATCTAATTGTTAAAGACGGAGACCTTGCTGGTATGGGAGCTCATTCATACACTAAAGGAACTGCAACAGGCGGTTCTGAAGAAGCTGCGGAGTTCAAAAAGTAAATGGAATATTTTAGACCAGGTTTAGAAGAAAGTATTACACTACCGCCTCATCCAGAAAACTCATCTGAGATTGGTGAGGTGGTAAACGCTGTAACAACAAGAACAGCAGAAGATGTTCAGTCTATCAGAAATCACGACCATGAACCTTTCTATGCAGTTGAACAGTATTGCAAATCAAAGAATGTTGAGTTTGACCGTAAAGAGATGAGAGAATTAATTAAACAGGCAACTGACATTATTGGTTACTTCAAAGGTAGTTTTAATCGTGATAGACCAGCTGAAGTTAATTCTTCTATTAATACTTTGCCGAGCGAAACAAACAAATCTAGGTCTTATCCTAGCGGACATGCATGTCAATCAAGATTAGTTGCACGATATATGGCAGATAGAAATCCTGTACACGCAGAAGAAATATTAAGAGCAGGCAACGAATGTGGTCTAGGAAGAGTAAAGGCAGGATTTCATTATATGTCTGACTATCATGTGGGCAATTTATTAGGTGAGAAGTTATTTATATTTATGAATCGAGAGAGTGATGGCAGCTAACCCTAAAGACCAATATCTAGGTAACCCCAATCTAAAAAAAGGTAATACAAAATCAAGGTTTACAAAAAAACAAGTTGAAGAAGTTATCGCTTGTTTAGATGACCCAAAATACTTTATTAAAAAATATCTAAAGATTGTAACAATTGATAAAGGTCTTGTGCCTTTTGATATGTACAATTTTCAAGAAAAAATGGTTGATACATTTCACGAGAATCGTTTTACGATTTGCAAGTTGCCAAGACAGAGTGGAAAATCAACTATCATAGTTTCATACCTCTTACATTATGTTTTATTTAATGATAATGTGAATGTTGCCATATTGGCTAACAAATCTTCTACTGCAAGAGATTTGTTAGGGCGACTGCAACTGGCTTACGAGCATCTACCTAAATGGATGCAACAGGGCGTTCTCAACTGGAATAAAGGTTCTATTGAATTAGAAAACGGAAGTAAAATCGTAGCGGCGAGTACATCTTCTAGTGCTGTTCGTGGTAGTACCTTTAACATCATATTCTTAGACGAGTTCGCTTATGTTCCTAATAACATTGCAGAAGAATTCTTTAGTTCTGTATATCCTACAGTATCATCTGGTAAGTCATCTAAAGTGATGATTGTATCTACACCTCACGGAATGAATATGTTCTATAAGATGTGGGTTGATGCCGAGAACAAACGAAATGACTATGTGCCTGTGGAAGTGCATTGGTCTGAAGTTCCTGGTCGAGATGAAAAGTGGAAAGAAGAAACAATAAGAAACACTTCAGAGGGTCAATTTCAAACAGAGTTTGAGTGTGAATTCTTAGGCAGTGTCGATACACTTATTACTGCAAGTAAACTCAAAACAATGGCTGTTCAGAATCCTAAACGAAGTGGTGGGTTAGATGTGTATGATATGCCAAAGAAAGACCATATCTATACAATGTGTGTTGATGTATCACGAGGACTATCGAATGACTACTCAGCGTTTGTTGTGTTTGATTGCACGAAGGCGCCATATAAGGTAGTCGCAAAGTATAGAGATAACGAAATCAAACCAATTCTTTTTCCAAATATCATAGAAAGAGTTGCAAAACATTATAATAGTGCATTTGTTTTGATTGAGATTAATGACTTAGGTCAACAAGTCGCAGATGCTTTACAATTTGAGATTGAGTACGACAATGTAATGATGTGTACACAAAGAGGCCGTTCAGGTCAAGTATTAGGTGGAGGGTTTAGTGGTCGGGGAAACCAACTAGGTCTAAGAATGACAAAAGGTACTAAGAAGATTGGTACTTCTAATTTAAAGAGTTTGATTGAGGGTGATAAGTTAATTATTACTGACTTTGATATTATATCAGAACTATCAACATTTATATCAAAAGGCAAGTCGTGGGAGGCTGATGCCGGTTCAACAGATGACTTAGTAATGTGTTGTGTTATATTTGGTTGGTTAGCCAATCAGGCATACTTCAAAGAATTAACAGATGTTGATGTGCGTGGACAAATGTTTACTGAACAACAGAACGCCATTGAAGCGGATATGGCGCCATTTGGGTTCATTGATAACGGAATTGATTCAATTGAAAATCATAATAATTCATATTTTGATGATTCTGGTGAACTTTGGTCGCCAGTGTCTTATCATAGAGGCGAAAACTAGTGTTTTCAAAAGTTATAAATATTGTGAAAGGGTTGAAACAACAATTTTAATAAAGGAGAACTAAATATGGCTTTTCAAGTATCA